GTTTCCCAGTCACGATCGGGGGGGGCGATCTCAGACATGAACATATCCGACATGAGCGCCAATGCTCCTGTTGGAACAACACTTGCTCTACTAGAACGTACTCTAAAACCAATGGCTGCGGTGCAATCCCGTGTCCATTACTCGATGAAGCAGGAATTTAAACTCCTAAGAAGAATCATCGCCGAGTACGCCCCTGAAGAGTATATGTACGTGCCTGACCGTGGTGAACCTCGTGCTCGTAGAGCCGACTACGCTATGGTGGAAGTAATTCCTGTCAGCGACCCCAATAGCAGCACGATGGCCCAACGAGTGGTCCAGTACCAAACCGTGTTGCAGATGGCACAGGCCACCCCACAAATCTACGACCTCCCGCAGCTTCATCGCCAGATGATCGAAGTCTTAGGTATCAAGAATGCCGACAAGCTCGTACCTACCAAGGATGACATCAAGCCTTCCGATCCGGTAAGCGAGAATATGAACGCCCTAGTCGGTAAGCCGATAAAAGCCTTTATTTATCAAGACCATGCGGCGCACATTGCTACCCACCAAGCGTTTATGCAAGACCCATCCATCATGGCGTTTATTGGGCAAAACCCAGCCGCTCAGCAGATCATGTCTGCTTTAAGTGCACATATCGGCGAGCACGTAGCCTTCCAGTATCGTCAAGAGATGGAAAACAAACTGGGCGTTACCTTACCTGCACCAAACGAAGAGATGCCGGAAGAAATGGAAGTACTTCTTGCTCAGACTATGGCAGAGGCGGGACAGCAGCTTACACAGCAGAAACAACAGCAGGCTGCCCAACAGCAGGCTCAGCAACAAGCCCAAGACCCGATCTTCCAGATGCAGCAAGCCGAGCTACAGTTGAAGCAACAAGAGCAACAGCGTAAGGCAGCTAAGGATCAGGCAGATGTCGCAGAAGCCGCAGCCCGACTACAGTTGGATGCACAGAAAGCAGAACGCACAGCTAGCATTGAGGCCGCACGTATAGCCACACAGAACCAGCAAGCAGAGGCTAAGAACGATCTAGAAGAAGCGAAAGCTATTTTGGACATGGCTAAAGCGCAGCAAACACAGCGAGGACCACAAGGTGGCTAAAAAGTCAGGAATGAGTTCAGGCGATGCCGTACAACTTAATAAAGGTAAGAAAGGCACCAGTATCGGCGACGGTGCCTTTAAGATTAACTCGATGAACAAACACAAACGTCGCAGTTTCAAAGAATATAGAGGGCAGGGAAGATAATGGCTAAAACCGTCTTTGACGTGCTGAATGAAAAATTAACGGAGCTTCAAGGCTCCAGCGAAGATTTCCTGAAAAGCGGCGGAGCTAAAGACTTTGCTGAATATCGGGAAGTATGTGGCGTGATCCGAGGTCTGAACGCTGCATTAAGAGAGATCAATGACCTTTCGCGTAACTATATGGAAGACGACGATGACTGAGACTATAACAGTTAGTGGGGTCGGCGCTGACGCGTCCGTATCCCCAGCAATGACTGCATTAGAGCTAAAGCGCAAAGAACGTATAGAAGAGGAAGCTATAGAAGAGGCAGAGTTAGAAGCCTCTATCCCTAAGCCCGTTGGGTATAGGGTGCTTATTGCCCTTCCTAACGTGGAGGAGACCTTTGGAGACAGTGGTCTTATTAAGGCAGACCAGACGCGGCGGGAAGAATACATCCTGTCTACTATCGGTTGTGTGCTGGATATGGGTGCAGAAGCCTATAGTGACAAAGAACGGTTCCCTACTGGGCCTTGGTGCGAGGTAGGTGATTACGTGATGTTCCGTGCCAATACTGGTACGCGCTTTAAAGTTGGAAAGCAGGAATATCGTTTAATGAATGACGACTCTATTGAGGCCGTCGTCGATGATCCGCGAGCAGTCTCGCGCGCATAAGGAATAGACCATGCCTAGACAACAAGTAGAATTTGAATTTCCCGATCCCGATAAAGAAGCAGCCGCAGAAATTGAGGTGGATATTGCTGAAGAAGATGCGCCTTTAGAAGTAGAAGGTGCTGTGGGTCGAGAAGACATGAAGTCCGCCAAAGATACTATACAGGCGGGCGAATTAGAGATTGAGGTAGAGGACGACACACCTCCAGAAGATCGGGGACGTAAACCCTCTGAACCCCCACAAGACGTAACTGACGAAGAGTTAGAGAATTACTCTGAGAAGGTAAAAAGCCGTATTAAGCACTTTAGCAAAGGGTATCACGACGAGCGCAGAGCTAAAGAAGCGGCTTTACGTGAGCGAGAAGCCCTAGAAGAGTACGCTAAAAACCTTATGGCTGAGAATGAGAAGCTAAAAGGTTCAGTAGACCAGAGCCATAACTCACTTATCGAATCTGCTAAAAAGCAAGTGCAGAACGAGATAACTATAGCGCAGCGTCAGTATAGAGATGCGTACGAGTCGGGCGAGCCTGATGCTATATTAGAGGCTCAAACTGCGCTGAATACTGCTCAAATACGTTTAGATAAAGTTAACGGGTTGAAACCTAAGCAAATTCAGGCTTTACAACCTCAAGAAACTCCTGTACAAACGCAGGTAGATGTACCCCAACCTCAAGTGCAGCGAGACGAAAAAGCAGATTCATGGCGCGATGATAACCCATGGTTCGGCTCAGACGACGAGATGACTGCCTTTGCATTAGGGTTGCATAACAAGTTAACGAAAGACGGGGTAGACCCCCAATCAGATACTTACTACGAGAAAATTAACTCTCGTATGCGACAAGTATTCCCCGATCAGTTTGATGATGGGATTGAAGATGAACCAGAAGTACCCAAGCAAAAATCTAGTAACGTGGTTGCCCCCGCCTCGCGGAGCACAGGACCTAAGAAAATTAGGTTAACGCAGTCACAAATAGCTATTGCGAAAAAACTTGGAGTACCACTGGAAACTTACGCCAAACAGGCTGCTGAACTAATGAGGAAAGGATAATGGCTCAAAATAGACTAGATAGAGACCTCGAAGCCCGTACAAAGACGGTCCGTAAAACGGCGTGGACGCGACCCACTGTGTTGCCTGACCCCACCCCTGAAGACGGATACACTTACCACTGGGTTCGTATTGCGACTAACGGTCAATCTGATGCCACTAATATTTCCTCGAAATTACGTGAAGGCTGGGAGCCTGTACGTGCAGAAGATCATCCCGAGATATTTACTGACGCTGTCGCTGATGCGCGGTTTAAAGATAATGTCATCGTTGGTGGTTTGATGCTGTGTAAGGCCCCAGTAGAACTTGTTGCAGAGCGAAACGATTACTACCAGCACCAAGCTGAATCGCAAATTCACTCTGTGGACAATAACCTGATGCGCGAAAATGATCCTCGTATGCCCCTATTTCACGATAGGAAAACGAAGGTTACTTTCGGCAGCGGAAACTAAATTTTAGGAGTTATATACAATGGCTTATCCAACAGTCAGCGCTCCCTACGGCTTTAAGCCAATCAACCGTATCGACGGTATGCCTTACGCTGGTGCTACTCGCCTTATTCCTATTGCGGGTACATACAACGTGGCTATCTTCGCGGGTGACATGGTTCAAACTGTAGCGGCGGGCACATGTGAAAAGTTCACCGGTACCACTAGTGGTCTTACGGTGGGTGTTTGTGTTGGCGTTCAATACGTCAATTCTCTGGGCCAGTTCACACCGGCTCAATACTACCCCGGCACTAGCGTTACTGACGCTTACGCTATCGTAGTAGACGATCCTATGGCGGCTTTTAAAGTTGCTGTAACAAGTGGTGGTGCAGTAACCGCAGAAGACCGTACTGTTGTCGGCTCTAATATGGCCGTAGTACAAGGTGCAGGCGATACTGCTACTGGAGATTCTGGACAATCAGTCCTCGCTGGCTCAGATGTTGTTACAGCAACTGTTCCCGTTCGAGTAATTGATGTTGTCACAGATACCGCAACTGGTGCTGATGCTTTTGTTGAGCTGATTGTTAAGCTCAATACTCACCAGTACAATTCAACTACTGGCGTATAAGGAGACTAGCAAATGGCTATTTCAAGAGCGCAACTCCTTAAGGAGCTACTACCGGGTCTAAACGCCCTCTTTGGTCTCGAATACGCTAAGTATGGCGATGAGGCTGCCGAAATCTTCGAGACTGAGTCTTCTGACCGTTCTTTCGAGGAAGAAACTAAGTTGTCTGGTTTCAGTGCCGCGCCTGTTAAGGGTGAAGGTTCTGCAATCGAGTATGACAACGCGCAAGAAGCGTGGACTGCTCGTTACACTCACGAGACAATCGCTATGGGCTTCTCGCTAACTGAGGAAGCAATCGAAGATAACCTCTACGATTCACTCTCTTCACGTTATACGAAGGCTCTGGCCCGTGGTATGGCTTACACTAAGCAAGTTAAGGGTGCTTCAATCCTCAACAACGCTTTCGCTGCTGGTACTACCTACGGTGACGGCAAGACTTTGTGTGCGACTGACCACCCACTAGTTTCTGGTGGAACTAACTCAAACCGTCCTGCTGTTGCAGCTGATCTTAACGAGACTTCACTAGAAGCTGCCGTTATCCAGATCGCTGGTTGGACTGATGAGCGCGGTCTCCTTATCGCTGCTAAGCCCTCTAAGCTTGTAATCCCACCAAGCCTGCAATTCGTTGCTACGCGCCTGTTGGATACTGAGCTTCGTGTGTCTACAGCCGATAACGACATCAACGCAATCCGCAACAATGGTTCAATCCCCGGTGGTTATACAGTAAATAACTACCTGACTGACACCAATGCGTGGTTCTTGATGACTGACGTACCTAACGGCCTGAAGCATTTTGTCCGCTCACCTATGCAAACTAGCATGGACGCAGACTTTGACACAGGCAACAGCCGATATAAGGCTCGTGAGCGATACAGCTTCGGCGTATCTGACCCACTGGGTATCTTCGGTTCACCGGGCGCTTAGTAAGCAAATGGTGTTAAGATTGGGGGCTTCGGCCCCCTTTCTTTTATGGGTAGTAAAGATTTATGCCTAGACAACCTAAAGTAAAGTCCGAGTCGCAAGGCTCCCGATTATGCACTTCCTGCAACAAAGTTAAGATGCTGTCCCAGTTCGAGCATTTTAAAGAGGGGCAGGTACGAGGCGTCTGTCGGCACTGTGTGACTCTCCAAAGATCAAAGAAAACCTCGGCTACCCCTGAGTCGTACCTCCGAGTATTAAATACGCAGTTAAAATCCCAACGCGTTAAGCAGGGTGTTGATTACGAACTAACTACGGAAGACGTTATTGACATGTGGGAAATGCAAGACGGAAAGTGTGCCCTATCTGGCATGCTCATGACCCACCAAAGAGATGGCACCTACGGCGATAGGAAGCAGAAAGACTTTAACGCCTCGATAGACCGTATAAACCCCCAAGGCCCTTACGTACGGGAAAACGTACAGCTAGTCGCTGCTAGGGCAAATACCATGAAACACACCCTTGGCGAAGATATGTTCATGTGGTGGGTAAAGAACATTTACGAGACCCGAATTAAGTGATATGTTGGGGGTACTGCAATTTCGCAGTGAACATCTAATGCTTTGATTGTTCTTTTTTTGTTTCCCTTGAGACTTGACCCGCTCCCACAGGCGGGTCTTTTTTTGCTTAAGTATTGTGTACTTACCCCCGAAATGGTATATAGTAACTATACCGGGGTCATCCGGTGTATCTGACAGTCCCGGCTGACGACATGCAGACAGATACACCCCAAATTAACTCGCATGTGAGGATTCTCAAATGGCTAATACCACTTTTACAGGCCCGGTCATCTCGACTAACGGTTTTCAAGGTTCTGTAACTACTACAGAAAACGTCTCTGCTACTGGCACAGCTAACGTAATCGTTATTCCTACGTCTGATCCGGGTGTTGCAGGCGCTATCTGGAACGACGCCGGTACTCTATCTGTCTCAGCAGGCTAACCTTTAGACTTAACTAGAGGAGAGACCTATGTCTAGTTCAGATATTCAAACCAAACGGGTTACTGCCGGTGGTACTGGCAGCTTAGGGGTTGGCCCCGCTCGTATACGCCAAGTGCAAGTGCTAACTAGTAACGTTGGTGCGGGTCGGCTGACTATTACTGATGGTGCTGGTGGCCGTACGGTATTGGACATCGACTTTATTGCCGACGATTCGCACTCTATAAACATCCCAGACTACGGTATTCGTTGTGCAAGTGACGTAACAATCACGCTGCTGACCAATATTACTGCGATGACGGTGTTCTACAGCTAATGGCTAAGCAAGTTGACAAGAAAGCGATGGCTTGTAATAAGCCCAAGCGGACTCCATCCCACGCTAAGAAGTCCCACATTGTGAAGGCTTGTGAGAATGGGAAGGAGAAGATAATTCGTTTTGGCGAGAAAGGCGCAAGCACAGCTGGCAAACCCAAAGCGGGCGAATCTGCCAAGATGAAAGCTAAGCGCAAGTCGTTTAAGGCTCGTCACGGCAAGAACATCGCCAAGGGTAAAATGAGCGCAGCCTACTGGGCCGACAAGGTAAAATGGTAACTAAATGAAAGACTTAGAGTACTCAATGGTAGATGTTTCATTAGCCGTTCTGAGTTACTCTAAGGGACGTTGGTCACCAGAAGAAGTTTTAGAATTTGCATTTATGCTAGAGGGCTTCTACGAAGAAGAACTGGGCGAACCAAAACCCACCCTAGTTGGCATAAAAGGCGGTAAAAACGTGAGCAAAGAACCAACTGAATGAGGTGATATTATGGCTGGTTGTAATACAAAGATCGTGCAGATGGGT